AACTTGCCCGTAAGAGAGCTGCTACCTTCTGGAACCGTAAGATCATTATGGTTTCCACTCCGACTAACAAAGATAACAGTCGCATCGAGGAAGCTTTCGAGGGATCTGATCAGCGAGACTTTCACGTTCCTTGCAAGCATTGCCATGAAGAGCAAGTGCTAAAGTGGGCCAATGTTCAGTGGATCAACAAAGACCCTGAGACAGCATCTTACGAGTGTTCTAGCTGCGCTGTACTATGGACTGATGCTGACAGGCGATGGTCTATTAGGAACGGTAAATGGATAGCTGGAAAGCCATTCACAGGCATTGCTGGGTTCCGCATATCAGGCTTGTATTCTCCGTGGACTCCATTGTCTGATGGTGTTCGTGACTTCATGTCGATGAGGAAGAACCCTGAGCAGCTTCGGGTATGGACAAACACTTATCTTGGAGAAAGCTGGGAAGATCAAGGCGAAACAATTGACGACTATTCTCTGTCTACTCGAAGAGAAGCGTATGGCGATCATATACCTGAAGAAGTTGTATTTATTACTGCTGGCGTTGACGTACAGGATGACCGATTGGAAGTGTCCTATATTGGGTGGGGTCGTGATGATGAGTCTTGGGTGATTAACCATGAGGTTTTGTACGGCGACCCCTCTACGCCGCAGCTATGGACTTCTCTGGACAGTAAGCTTTTTACTACATACCTGACTAACGATGGGCGGCTTTTGCCTATAAGGGCTACTTGTGTTGACTCTGGCGGTCATTTTACGAATGCGGTATACTCCTACTGCAAGAAAAACTATGCTAGAAGAGTGTTTGCGATAAAAGGTGTTGGTGGTGAAGGTAAAGCCATTGTTGGCCGTCCATCAAAAAACAATATTGGCAAATGCCTGCTGTTTCCAATTGGTGTAAATACAGCAAAAGATTTATTGTTTGCTAGGATGCGAATTAAGGATGAAGGTGCTGGCTATATTCACTTTCACGATGACTTAAATGATGAATACTTTAGGCAGTTGACTGCTGAAAAGATTGTTACAAAGTTCGTTCGTGGATACAAGCAGCGCATATTCCAAAAGATTAGGCCAAGAAACGAAGCTTTAGATTGTTTTGTTTACGCCTTGTCAGCATATGCGATATTGAATATTGACATTAATGCGTTGGCCGACAACAAAGGCCGTGGGGCAGTAAAGCCCGAAACTGTCAAACCGAACAAAAGGCAAGAATCCTTTGTACCTAATGTAGGTAAAGGTTTTGTTAATTCTTGGCGTTAAAGGAAAGATAAATGGCCAATGCTTTTGATGCAGTAAACGCTCCTGAAGGTGAACCAGAGTCCATAGTAGTTGGCGACTTTGTTCAGTGGAAGAGATCAGACCTTGTTGCAGACTATCCCGCCGATCTATACACGGCTACTTATGTCGCTAGAATTACTGGCGGCGGATCAAACGAAATACAAATTGTTGGTACAAATCAAAGCACTCATTATCTGTTTACCTTAAATGGAAGTGTTAGCTCTACATTTGTGCCAGGATTTTATTTCTATCAGTTAGAGATTAAACGCAACTCTGACGATGAAAGAATAGTTATATCCAAAGGTGAGTTTAATATAACTCCTGATCTGGATGTAAACCAAGCTGACCCCCGAACCAACTCCAAGATAATGCTTGATAAGATCGAAAGTCTGCTTAACGGAAAGGCTGATTCCGATGTTTCAAGTTATTCTGTTGCAGGAAGATCGCTCACCAAGATGACTTTTGCTGAATTGCAAGATGCTAGAAACTTCTACAAGCAAGAAGTCTTGAATGAGCAGTCAAAAGTTAATGCAAAGAATGGCCGTAAGGGTCACACAACGATTCAAGTGAGGTTTTAAGTGGCAATTTTTGACCTATTTAAGGCCAAGCCTAAGCTAAAAGGCAAGACTTTTAAGCGATCTTATCAAGGAGCCAATCAAGGCTATCTTTTTAATGACTTTAAGGCTTCTGAGCGAAGTGCTGATAGCGAATTACGTCCAGCAATAAGAATCCTTAGATCACGCTCACGCGACCTTGCTAGAAACAACGAATACGTTAAAAGATACCTGATGCTGCTTAAAACCAATGTAATTGGCGAAAAAGGCTTTGGCCTTCAGGTAAAGGCAACTGATAGCATCGGAAAGTCTGACCGAGACGGCAACCAGAAGGTAGAATCTGCGTTTAAGAAGTGGGGTAAGGTAGGTAATTGTACTGTAGACGGCAAGCATTCATGGGTTGACGCGCAGAAATTGGCAATGGAAAGCTTGGCTAGAGACGGTGAAGCCTTCATTGTTAAGCATAGAGGGTCTTCATTTCACGATTCATTTGCGCTTGAGTTCATTGAGCCGGATCAGGTTGATGAGCAAAAGAACGAAAGGTTGGCTAACGGTAACGAAATTCGCATGGGTATTGAGCTAGATAAGTTCAAGAAGCCTGTTGCTTATCACGTTTTAAGCTACCATCCTGGCGATTATGACTATTCCACTACAGGAAAGTCTACTAAGCACATTAGAATCCCCGCTGAGAAAGTTATACACCTGTATGACCCAAACAGAGCCGGTCAAACTAGAGGAGATCCTTGGATTTCTCCTGCTCTTGCATCAATTAAGCAATTAGGCGCTTTGCGCGAAGCTGCTATTGTAAATGCGAGAATTGGTGCGTCTAAGATGGGCTTCTTTACTTCGCCGACTGGTGATGGATTTGTAGCGGACGATCTTGATGGTAATGTCCCTATTATGGAAGCGACTCCAGGTACATTCCATCAGCTTCCTAATGGCGTTGACTTTAAGGCGTTTGACCCGCAGTACCCGAACAACGAATTTGAAGGCTTTCACAAGGCTTGCTTGAAGGGTATAGCTTCTGCAATTGGTGTGAGCTATACAAGTCTGTCTAACGACCTTGAGGCTACGAGCTACAGCTCAATTAGACAGGGTGCACTTGAAGAGAGAGATCAATACAGAGTTCTACAGAGGTTTGTAATAGACCACTTTGTTCGACCTGTATTTGAAGAGTGGCTTGGCGCTGCAATGGAGATCAATAGCTTTGGTATACCTTTGCGTCAGTACGATAGATTCTCTGAAGCTGCACAGTTTAGAGGTAAGGCTTGGAACTGGGTTGACCCGCAGAAAGAAATGGGCGCTGCGGTAATGGGATTGAAGAATGGTATCTTGAGCCTTCAGGATGTTGCGTCTCAGTACGGTAAAGATGTTGAAGAGCTTGTGTCTCAGATTGCTAGAGATAGAGATGTAGCAGATCAGTTTGGCGTTAGGTATGCACTAGAGCCGTTTGGCGCATCCCTAAACTCAATAAATCCTGATATAATCGGAGCTGATGATGCCGAAGTATAAAGGCAAAGAAATAAATACTAGGCCCAGTGATTCTATGGTGTCTGAAGCCAAGCGCGGATTAGAGTGGCGCAAGGAGTTTGGCCGAGGAGGAACTGAGGTTGGAGTTGCTAGAGCAAGAGATATTAGCAACAGGAAAGAGCTTTCGTTTGATACCGTGAAGAGAATGTACTCTTACTTCTCTCGCCATGAGGTAGATAAGAAAGCCGAAGGATTTAGCCCAGGAGAGAAAGGTTATCCATCAGCAGGCCGGATTGCGTGGGCTTTATGGGGTGGGAACTCTGGATTCTCATGGGCGCGTAAGATCGCAAATCAAATTAACGATGATAGAAATCAAGAGGTTACTAATATGGACAGCGAAGAGATTGAAGGTGTAGTTATCGCTGCTGAAGTTGCTGAGGAAGTTGTTGCTGAAGAAGTAGTAGCCGAAAAGGTTGCTGCTGAGGAAGTTGCAGAGGAATTAGCAGTTGACGAGGTAATTGAAGAGCGCAAAGGGCTAGAAGTTAGCCACAGAGCTATGGAACTGGATATGTCTCCTATTAACGAGGAGTCGAGAACTGTTCAGATCGCTATATCCAGCGAAGAGCCTGTTGAGCGTTCATTCGGTAAAGAAATATTAGACCATACTGCTGAGGCGATTGATTTATCGTTCTTGGCGTCTGGTCGCGCACCACTGCTGTTGGATCACGATCCAGAGAAGCAAATCGGTGTTATAGAATCAGTAGAGCTTGATGAGCAATCGCGTAGACTGCGCGCTAAGGTTCGCTTTGGAAAAGGCGAGCTTGCCCGTGAAGCATTCTCTGATGTTGTTGATGGTATTAGAGCTAACATTTCGGTTGGTTATGCTATTAGCAAGATGGAAAAAGATTCACGTAATGGCGACACTTATCGCGCCAAAGCGTGGAAACCAGTAGAAGCAAGTTTGGTGTCTATTCCTGCCGATATGACAGTTGGCGTTGGGCGTTCGAGCGAAGTTTCACATAAACCCGTAATTAAAACTTCATTTAAAGAGAGAAATACTATGTCAGAAGTTGATATTCAAGCGGTAAAAGCTGAAGCCCAGCAATCCGCACAACGCAACGCATCTCAGATTGTTGAATTGGGATCTCGTCACAACCAAAGTGAAATGGCTCGTAAAGCAATCTACGAAGGCCGTAGCATCGAAGAGTTTCGTGGTGAGTTGTTAGAAGCTATTGGTTCAACCCGC